TGGGTAGAAGGATCGTGGGGGACTGTGGAGGTTGTAGAGCCTTTAACAACCATTGATGTAACCTTGTTTAGTTCGTCGCAAATCGATAATCTAACAACGTCGCAAATCGTATAAGGCCACAATGTGTTTGGTTTTGATCCATTCTCAGCTTCGCCGTTCTCAGCGATCAGTGGGTCAACGACTGTATTTGACGCACAAATACTGGAAACCGCCACAGGTTCAGATACCTCAGCATCAATACTGACGGCACAAGCTGCCGTATCAGAAACAGCAACCGCTTCAGATAGCATCGCCGCACAGGCGGTCTACGATGTCTCCATCAGTGAATCAGCTTCTGCCTCCGATGCAACGGCTGGCGCAACCTTCTTTATTAGTTACCTTGTGGTTGGCGGTGGGGGTGGCGGCGGTTCTAGAAACGCATCAGGTGGCGGTGGCGGTGGTGTTGTTGAGGCCATCACTTCAGACGCTTTTAGTTTAAACACCTCCTATCAGGTTACCGTCGGTCTTGGCGGTGCAGGGCAGTTATATACCACCCCACGCACCTTAGCTCAGGCCGGTGAAAATTCTCAGTTTGCATCCATCATTGCTTATGGTGGTGGCCGTGGCGCTGGTTATTCAGATAACAATTCGGGAGCAACAAACGGTGGCTCTGGGGCTAGCGGCGGTGGTGGCGTAAGCTTCACTGGAACAGGTGGTCCTGGCACACAAGGTTATTCAGGTGGCAATGGATCGGGCGTTGGTCTCGGTCAGGGTGGCGGTGGTGGCGGTGCTGGTGGCCCCGGTGGTAGTTCAGTAAGCACACCTACTTCAATAGGCGGTGCCGGTGGTATCGGTGTGCAATCTGTTATTACAGGTTCGTACTACGGTGGTGGCGGTGGTGGCGTACCAACAGGCGCAGGTGGTCTTGGTGGTGGCGGAAGTGGGCGTGGACCATTTACACCTGCTGCTACGGGTGGAACGCCTAATACCGGTGGTGGTGCTGGTGGAGGTGGTGCAACAACTACATCTAATGGCGATGCAGGTGGATCAGGGGTTATTGTCCTTAAGATCCAAGACATCTATGTAGCCAACTTCTCTGGCGGTGTGACGTATTCACAGAGTACGGCAGCAGGCTATACCACCTATACAGTTACAGCGGCTAATTCCAGTCAGACGGTTTATTTCTCAACCGTACCGACCATCAATGTTATTGAAGAATCGGCCACAGCATCAGACAGCATATCCGCAGGGGCGTTGAATAATGTCACTGAGGCAGAGACTGCTACAGCAACCGATTCGATTAGCACCATAGCCGAGCAGTTTGTAGAAGTAACAGAATCGGCCACAGCCTCTGATGTGGTGATTGGCACGCTATTAATGGATAGCGCCGTCACTGAATCAGCCACGGGTACGGATGCTGTTGATGGCATAAGAACCTACCTCACAGACATTGCAGAGTCCGCCACAGGTACAGACGCCACAGCATTAGAGGTCACATTCGCTGGTGTCATTACTGAATCGGCCACAGGCGCGGATCAAATCAGTTCTATTCATGATGCCAATGTCTCGGTATCAGAGACAGCCACAGGGTCCGATGCAACGCTTGGTGTAAATACCTTAAATGCAAGCACATCAGAGTCAGCAACGGCTTCTGATGACGTGCTACCAGGAACCTTGTATGACGGTGCGGTCAGTGAATCAGCCACGGGTTCGGATACGGTAAGCACGGGCGGTGTGATTGAAGGCGCTATTGCAGAGACCGCTTCAGGGTCGGATAGCACGGATTACTTGCGGATTGCATCGGGCGAGATTTCAGAAAGCGCCACGGGTACAGATGCTTCAACAACCATCTACAACCCAAGTGCGTTGATTGCTGAATCAGCATCGGCATCAGATAGCGTTACATCCATCTTCAGCGGTACAAGTGAAGTCAGTGAAACGGCTACAGGATCTGATGAGATAGCAACCACCCGTACAACGGATAACGACATTGCAGAGTCTGCTACCGCTACGGATACAACGGCTGCTGGTTTCCTCTATGACAAGAGTGTCAGTGAGACGGCCACGGGTACGGATGAAACGATTTCAATCAATGCAACCTCTGGTGAGATTTCAGAGACCGCCACGGGTACGGATGCATCACAAGCACTGGCTGATTTCTTAAGCACGGTCTTAGAAACAGCACAGGCGTCTGAAACCGTATCGCCAAGTGGCTTGTTTAATGTATCGATTGATGAATCTGCCACGATCACCGATGAGTCTTTCCGCAGATTCTTGTGGGAGCTAATTGACGACGAACAGATTGCTAACTGGAGCTTGATTCAAACATGACTATCAACCGCACAACACTACTGAATCTGCCGCTACCTGTTACAGGAACAGAGTCTGGGACATGGGGTGACACAACGAACAATGGGCTAACCGAGTATCTTGATACGTCTATTGCGGGTGCTTTAAGTGTGACCGCCACGGTGACGTTAGCTAACTCAACAGGTAATGCTTCAGGTACAAACCTTGCATCAACAACCGCCCAGTATCGGACGTTGCTAGTCCCGGCGGCTGGACCGTCTGCAAATATCGTGATCACCGCACCGGCATCCAATCGCACCTATCATGTGATTAACAGGAACGCCACGTATACGGTTCAGGTACGTGCAGGGGCGGGGACAGGTGTTACGTTAGCGCCGAATCAGTCGGCCACGGTAAGTTACAACGGCACAGACTATGTCTTGGTTGGTCCTATTCAGACCTTAAGTTCGTTAGTGAATAGTCAAACCGATAGCTATACGGCGACCCTTGAGGATGCTAATAAGACATTATTGTTAGCCAGTGGATCTTCTAAGACCTTCACGATCCCTGCGAATTCATCAGTGGCTTATACGCTGGGTACGGTATTAAGGTTTGTTAATTTATCAGCCAGTAATTTAAGTATCGCCATTACAACGGACACGATGTATTTGGCCGGACCGGGAACGACAGGTACAAGAACCCTGGCTCAGTATGGTGTAGCTACAGCAACCAAGATTACGTCAACGTCTTGGATCATCAGCGGCACAGGGCTGACATGAGGTGAAAAATGGCTTGGTCAGATGTTCTTAAAGCAGTTATACCCATCGTAGTGGCGGCGCTTGCTTGGTTGCTTGGGCAAGTTGCATCTTTCTCTGAGCGGCTGACCAAAATCGAGGGTCAGATGCCTGCTTTGATTACTAAAGAAGGTACACCAACTGACTCACCAATCAGTGCCGAGCGACGCGCTATTCAGAAAGAGCAATTGATGACACACATCAACGAATTGCAAGTCAAAGTACGGCTGCTTGAGGAGCGGGAGCGAATCAAGGGAGGTAAGTAATGCTTTCATTGTTATCAACGCTTGGCGGTTTGCTGATCTCAGGCCTCCCGAAACTCCTTGATTATTTCCAGAATAAAGCTGATCAAGCCCATGAGCTTGAGTTAGCAAGGATGCAATCGGAGCGCGAACTGGCCTTAGCCAAGGAAGGTTTTATAGCCCAACAGCGGGTTGAAGAGATCCGTACCGACCAGATTGCCATGCAGACTGATGCTCAAATGACAGTCGCTGCGCTAGACCATGACAAGATGGTGATGGAGAAAAGCTCCCGGTGGGTTGTTAATTACATCGGCACCGTAAGACCTAACGTCACTTATCTGCTGATCCTTGAACTGATTGCTGTTAATGCGGTACTTGCTTATTACGTTTGGCATCACCCGCATCTTGTGCAATCTATGGAGGATTTAATCAAGGTTGCTGAGATTATCTTTAGTGATGATGAGATGGCGATGCTTGGCGGCATCATAGGGTTTTGGTTTGGATCTAGAAGCTGGAACAAAAAGTGAAGACAGGGCAAGCCGGTATTGAGTTGATGCACCAGTTTGAGGGACGCAAGCTCAGGCCTTATCTTTGCCCTGCTCACCTGTGGACCATAGGATACGGCCATGTGCTGTACCAAGATCAGATCAAATTACCGGTAGTGAGGAAAGATGGTTATACCGGCATTATTCGCAAGGAGTACCCGCTCGCAGCCAAAGATAATCGTGCTTGGACGCAGGAGGAGGTTGATCGCCTTTTTGAGGATGATCTCGTCAGTTTTGAACGCGGTGTTCTGCGAATGTCTCCTAATCTTGCTGGCAGTCAGTCACGCTTTGACGCTGTGGTCTGTTTTGCGTTCAACTGCGGAGTCGGTAATTACCAGCGGTCTACGATAAGGATGAAGAACAACCGTGGCGACTATGAAGGTGCGGCAGAAGCGTTTATGATGTGGACTAAGGGCGGAGGGAAGGAGTTGCCAGGATTGGTGCGCCGCCGCAAAGCTGAAAAAGCTCTGTATCTGCGGGGGTAGAACGTGCCATTATCCAAGATCTTATATAAGCCTGGGGTCAATCGAGAGAATACACGTTATACTAACGAGAACGGTTGGTATATCTCAGAGAAGGTTCGTTTTCGTCAAGGCACACCTGAAAAGATTGGCGGCTGGGCGAGGATTTCTCCTGAAACATTCCAAGGCATATGCAGGTCTTTATGGAACTGGATTACTTTACAGTCCCAAAACCTGATGGGTGTTGGTACCAACCTCAAGTATTACATTGAACAGGGCGGTGCTTATAACGACATCACGCCCATAAGAACCAGAAACTATACGGCGTCGCTAACCAATCCGTTTGACACAATCGATACGGAAGATACGGTAACCGTTAATGACACGGCTCATGGCGCACAACCCGGCGATATCGTTTACTTCACGGGAGCCACTTCCGTTGGCGGTATACCAGCGGCTGAATTAAACACGCGTCACGTTATTACATCGATTACTGACCCAGATACGTATGTCATCACAGTAGAGACGGCGGCAACATCAACCGTTAGTGGTGGCGGTGGTACTGTTACAGCCCAGTACTACATCAACACTTACGAACTAACAACCGATCCATTTGCGGCTGATGGAACAACCACGGTGGTGGTTACGGCAGCATCTCATGGCGCTATCAATGGGGACTTTGTGACCTTCAGTGGCGCCACGGGAACGTATGCTGCTGATCTAACCGGTGAGTTTCAGATCACCTATATTGACGCCAATAGCTACAGCATTACCACGGCATCAGCACTGTCAGCGGGATCATATGGCGGATCAGATGTACTGGCTGAATATCAAGTTAATACAGGCCCAGCAACGCAATTACCTTTGACTGGATGGGGTGCGAGCGGCTGGGGTCTAGGAAACTGGGGCCAAGGTATTTCATCAACCGATTCATTAAGGCTGTGGTCTGCTAATAACTTTGGTGAAGATCTAATCTATGGTCCACGAGGCGGGAACATTTATTACTGGGATGCCTCTACATCGGTGACAACCAGGGGCGTTGCTATTCAAACACTTGCTGGCGCATTAGATCCACCGATTGTCCAAAACTTTATTTACGTCTCAGATATTTATCGGTTTGTTATTTGCTTTGGATGTAACGACGTGGGATCAGCCGTGCAAGATCCTATGCTGATTCGTTGGTCAGACCAAGAATCGGTAACAGACTGGCTGCCAACAGCGGTCAATCAGGCAGGATCATTGCGTTTGTCTCATGGCTCAAAGATCATTACAGCCATACAAGCTCGTCAAGAGATTGTTGTCTTTACGGACTCAGCCCTGTATTCGCTTCAGTATCTTGGTGCGCCACTGGTATGGGGAGCGCAATTACTGGGCGACAACATATCAGTTATGGGGCCGAACGCCGTAGCCATTGCATCAGGCGTTGTGTTCTGGATGGGCAAGGATAAGTTTTACAGTTACTCGGGACGCGTGGAAACGCTTAATTGCGACCTTCGTAAATACATCTTTAATGACATAAACCTTGCTCAGAATGAACAGATCTTTGCCGGAACCAGCGAAGGATTTAATGAGGTATGGTGGTTTTATTGTTCCGCTAATTCAACAAGTGTTGATCGATACGTGGTCTATAACTATGTTGAACGCATCTGGCATTATGGAACCATCGCAAGAACAGCGTGGATTGATTCTGGTTTGAGGGATTACCCACAGGCTGCTACTTATAGCTACAACTTGGTGAACCATGAGTTTGGTACTGACGATAACGAATCAGGCACACCCGTAGCAATTAATGCGTATATTGAATCGGCTGAATTTGATATTCAGGACGGACATAACCTTGGTTTTGTATGGCGCGTGCTTCCTGATGTGACATTCTCAGGGTCCGATACACAAAACCCATCAGTCACTATGACGCTGATTCCTATGATGAATTCAGGATCAGGTTATAACAATCCTCAGTCGTTGGGTGGAACAAGTTCGGCAAGTGTTGTCCGATCATCAACTGTACCTATTGAGACATTTACAGGTCAGGTTTATGTAAGGGTTCGTGGTCGCCAGATGATCTTCAAGATTGAAAGCACGGGCCTGGGTGTTGCGTGGCAATTGGGTGCGCCAAGGATTGATATCAGGGCAGACGGGAAAGCAACGGGACTTGGAGCATGACATTAATTGTCACTACGGATTATGAGATTCAGCGGATTGCCCCGCCAAATCTTCCTTATGCGCCTATTGAATATGACCGGCAATACCAGGAGGCTCTTAATAACGTCCTACGTTTATATTTCAACCGCCTTAATAATATTTTGACCAATCTTATGGCTACCACATCAACGCTACCGGTAACATTTCCAGGAACGTATTTTGATGCATTTGGTAGGCAGCGTGTTAGCCAGCCCTACACATTATTTGATAGTCAGAATCGCTACGCTGCGGACAATCAATTTGATGTAGCAACCACTGGCACAGGCACAACGTCATTTCTATCTAATGAAGCTGCGGTCAAGATGGAAGTGACCGGTGCTGGCCCTGGTTCAGTGACCCGTCAGTCTTATCGGTCCTTTCCGTATCAGCCCGGAAAGGGTCTTTTGGTATTAGCAACGTTTGTGATGGATAGCAGTCAAAGCCTAGACCTTACACAGCGGGTGGGTTACTTTAATACGGGCAAC